CCCTGAAGAAGCAGAGGTAGCTGAAACTTTTTATGAAAATCTTGCAGACCAAATGGAAGAAGAAGATTTACAGGACATTGCAAATACTGTAATAGAAAAATATGATGCAGATAAAGCTTCAAGGTCAGAGTGGGAGTCAATGTTTGAAAGAGGGTTTGACTTACTTGGTTTAAAACTAGAAGATACTACTGAACCTTTTGAAGGTGCAGCAACTGCAGTACATCCATTACTTATTGAATCAGCAGTTAAATTTCAGAGTAAAGCAAGTGGAGAGTTATTTCCATCTAAAGGACCTGTAAAAGTACAGATACTAGGTGATATTACAGAGTCAAAGCAAAGACAGGCAAATAGAGTACAAAACTTTATGAACTATCAGGTATCAGAACAAATGCCTGAATACTTTGACGAAACAGAAAGAATGTTGTTTCACTTGCCATTACTAGGCTCTGCAGTTAAAAAAATATACTATGATGATTCCTTAAATAGACCTGTTAGTGAGTTTGTACCTATTGACCAATTTTATGTATCTTATTATGCAACAGATTTAAGAAGAGCAGATAGATATACTCATATATTATATAGAAGTCCTATAGAACTTGCAAGACAGATTAATGCAGGTATGTATAGAGATGTAGACTTACCTGACCCTGAATTACCAAAGCAATCTGCAATGGCAGAAAAGATGGACACAGTATTAGGTCTTACTCCTTCTACTGACAGTGACCCACAGTATACACTACTAGAACAACACTGTTACCTTGAAATAGAAGATTATGATACTGCCTGTCCATATATTGTAACTATAGAGGAACAGTCACAACAAGTTTTATCTATTAGAAGAAACTGGAATGAAGATGATAAAACAAAACAAAAGAAAATGTTTTTTACTCATTACAGATTTGTTCCGGGATTTGGTTTTTATGGATTAGGTCTTATACATTTCTTAGGTAATCTTACTATGTCTGCAACTGCAGCAATGAGAAGTTTAATTGATGCAGGACAGTTTGCAAACTTGCAGGGTGGATTTAAGGCAAAGGGTGTTAAGGTTGTAGGAGATAATGACCCTATTGCTCCGGGTGAGTTTAAGGAAGTAGAAGCAACAGGTATGGATTTAAATAAATCTATTGTAATGTTTCCATATAAAGAACCTTCTTCTACATTGTATAATATGATGCAGTATGTAGCAAGTGCAGGTCAGAAATTTGCAGATACTACAGAACAGATTATAAGTGAAGGTTCTAATTATGGTCCTGTAGGTACAACTATGGCACTGCTAGAAGCTTCAAGTAAATTCTTTTCTGCAATACATAAAAGATTACATAAGGCACAAAGAGAAGAATTTAAAGTACTTGCACGAATAGATTCTGAAAGTTTACCTCAAAGATATCCATATGATGTTCCGGGTGAATCTTCAGAAATATTTAGAATGGATTTTGACGATAAGATTGACATTATCCCTGTAAGTGACCCTAATATTCCGTCATCTGCACATAGACTAATGATGACAAACATGGCAATGCAGTTAGCACAGAACGCACCTCCGGGTATGTTTAATATGGAAGAATTAAATAGAACTCTTCTTAATGCTGCAAATATTCCTAACTTGGAAAACATATTGCCTGATAAACCTAAACCAATGCCACTTGACCCTGTTACAGATATTGAAGCAGCTACAAAAGGTTTACCTATAAAGGCATTTGCAGGTCAGAACCATGATGCCCACATTCAAATAAAAACTATGTTTTTACAAGACCCTGCAAATGGTGGCAACCCTATTATGCAAAGAGTAAGTCCAGTGCTTCAGGCAAATATACAAGAGCATATTGTAATGAAGTATCAGGAACAAGTTAATGGTATAACTAAGTCAATGATGGCTCAAGCTCCTCAAGGTGAACAAGACCCTAGAGTTGTAGAGCAGGTAATGGCACAGGCAGCACAACAAGTTATGGCTGCTAATCAGGCACAGGCTCAGAGAGGTGGAAGTCCTGAACAGCAAATGGTTCAAATGGAAGGTCAAAGACTTCAAATTGAAAAAGAAAAAGTTAAGGCACAACTTGCTAAAGAAGCTTCTGAGGGTGCATTAAAGAATAGAGACCTTGACTTAAAAGAGCAAAAGATTGCACTTGATGCTTATAAAGTAGGAGCAGAAGCTTTATTAAAATCAGAAGAAAAAGAAAAAGATAGAAATACTGAACAGGCAATTAATGCAGTTAAAATGTTAGTTGACATGATAAAACAAGGTGACAGTATTGAAAGTGCAAAAACTATTAAAACTTCTGACGTATTAATTAAAATGTTAGAAGATGCTAAAAAAGAAAAAGGTATTACATGACAATAAAAGCCTTGACATATTTAAAACTGTCTAGTATAATATGTAGTATAGGAAATTATTTTTGGCATCTCCACGTTAAAGAGATACGTAAAGGACAAAATGTTATCAGAAGAAATTAGTAAAGCACTAGAAAAAGAAATTGAAACAATAAAAAATTCCCTTGCATATGGTTCAGCTTCAGATTATCATACGTATATGAACTGCGTAGGTCGCATTGCAGGTATTGAATGGGCAAAAGCAGAGATTAAAAATATAACTAAAAGAATATTAGATGAAGAGGATGACTAATGCAACAACCTAGTATGGGAAATGCAACTAAAAATGATATGTGGATAACAGAGGAACACGCAGTAGACCCTGATGTGTTACCAATTATTCCGGGTTTTCATATTCTTGTAAGACCTATATCAGTAAAAGAAAAAACAAAAGGTGGTTTATATTTACCTGATTCGGTAAAGAATGATATATCTTACTTAACAACAGTAGGAAAAGTTCTTTTAGTAGGAGATTCAGCTTATTTAGATGAGGTAAAGTTTCCAAAAGGAGCATGGTGTAAAAAAGGAGACTATGTGTGTTATGGTAAACACTCAGGTCAAAAGTTTTTTTACAAAGGTGTAAAACTAATTTTGTTATATGATGACCAAATTTCTATGGTTGTGGAAAATCCAAAAGATTTAGACCCTACATATAACTTAACAAATTAATTTAATACTTGCACTTGCAAACTAAATTAAATTAATATATAATAAAAAATATGCGTAAACTTAGTTTCGCAAACTATGGAGAAATAAATGACACCAGATAATGAGTGGTCTACGATTGATACTTCACAATCGCAAAATAAGGAAGAAGATAAGGTAGAGTTTGAAATAGAAGGTCAAGAGGAAGTTGTAAAAGAAAAACCTCAACAACCTGAAGTTGAAACAAAACCTGAAACAGAAGACGTTAAACCTGAGAAAAAACCTGAAATAAATTCTTCAGGAGCAGAAAAAAGAATAAGGCAATTAGTTCGTCAAAAAAAAGAACGAGAAGAACAAATTGACCAACTTATTGCAAAACAGGCAGAGCTTGAAGAAAAACTAAAAGCTCAACAAAAAAATGCAGAAACTTCTTTTACTAAGAATTTTGAAACGACTGAAGAGCAAATTAAAAGTCGTATTGAAATGGCAAAAGATGTTTACAAACAGGCACTAGAGTCAGGAGACTCAGGCTTGATTGTTAATGCACAGGAAAATTTAAATAATGCTCAGAATGATGCTAATGCTTTAAAAATTGCAAAGCAACAATATGAGTCACAAAGACCTGTTACTACTGAAGAAAATCAAAAGGTTGCACCTGTACAACAACAACCACAACAAAATGTTAAGTATGATAAACTTGCATTGGAGTGGGCAGGTAAAAACTCTTGGTTTGGTAAAGACCAAGTAATGACTACATTAGCTTTGGAACTAGACCAGACATTAAAAGGTGAGGGTTATGACCCTTCTGAAGAAGATTTCTATAATGAAATAGATAATAGGCTTCGTCAACAATATCCTGATAGGTTTGGAGTTGACACTCGTCAGCAGGAAACGACATCTCCTGCTCAAGTTGTCGGAGGAGCATCACGCACTCCTTCATCCTCAAAAGGTAAGAAAGTTAAATTATCAAAAGAAGATATGAGACTTGCTGAAAAATGGGGAATACCTCTTGAACAATATGCTGCAGAAAAGCTGAAGGTTGAAAAATCTGAAGGCGATTATACTACAGTTTACAATAGATAGTGTGGAGAAATTAAAATGACACGAACAAGTACAATGGCAAAATCACGTAATATTGAAAGTCGTGAACTCAATAATAGAGAACAGGATATGGAATTTAGAGAGCCTAATATGCTTGAAATTCCTGAGTCTGTTACTAATCGTTTTAAAAATGAGGGCATGGCTCTTCGTTGGATACGTATAAATCTTCGTGGACAAGACGATTATACAAATGTTGGCAAACGAGTACAAGAAGGTTGGCAATTTGTAGCTATTAATGAAGTTCCTGAAATTCAGCATACATCTTTCGTGAGAGATGAAGGTCGGTATACTGGTGCAGTCTGTCGTGGAGACTTAGCATTAGCAAAAATGCCATTAGAAAAAGCAGAAAATCGACAAAAACATTACGAGATGCAAAGCTCAAATATGGTTGATGCAGTTAATCATCAATTAATGAGTGGTAATAATTCTCGTATGCCTATTAGAAATAATAGTAAAAGTCAAGTTACTAAGGGTAAGACACCAAGATTTCAAGATTAATCTAATGTAGTAGTCTTAGTAAGTAGTTAATTTTAATTTAAGGGAGAAAAACGAATGACTACAAGTGCAGCTCCGTTTGGCTTCTCACCATCTCGTAAACGAGGTAATAATCCTAATGCGATTGGAACTAATGAATATCCGATAGCTTCAGGTTATGCAGCAAATATTTTTACAGGAGACTTAGTAAGAATAAATGCAGGTAATTTGCAAGTTGTTACTGATGTTAATGAAGTAGTTCAAGGTGTATTTATGGGTTGTAGATATGTTGAGAATGGCGAACAAAAATTTAAATCTTACTATCCTTCAGGTACATCAACTACTGATGCATTTGGGATAGTATCTGATGACCCAAATCAGGTCTATGAAGTACAGGCAGATGCGTCTGTTACTGCAGGAGACTTGTATGGTTCTCAAAACTTCAGCGTTGTTTTAGGTTCAGGTTCTACTTTTACAGGTAAATCTGGTCAGAGCTTAGATGCTTCAACTAGAACTACAGGTATTGCAATGGTTCGTACACTAAATCCAGTTGATGAGCCGGGCAACCAAGTAGATGTTGCTGCTGAACGAGCATTTTTAAAATTAAATGTAAGATTAGTTCAGCATACAGACAACTTCTTGACACCTATAGTGACTGCTCCTGCAACAATAACTGCATATTTATTAGGTTAAGGGAGGAATAAACTATGGCGATAAATAGAGCTAGTATCTCAAAAGAACTTCTTCCCGGACTTAATGCAGTTTTTGGCATGGAGTATGGAGAAGTTGCTGATGAGCATAAGCCTTTGTTTGAGACAGAAAACTCAGATAGGGCATTTGAAGAAGAAGTATTATTTACAGGTTTCGGTACTGCACCAACTAAAGCAGAAGGTGCCGCAGTTTCCTTTGATGATGCTCAAGAGTCTTTCACTTCAAGATATACGCATGAGACAGTTGCACTGGCTTTTGCAATTACTGAAGAAGCAATGGAAGATAACCTTTATGATACATTTGCAAAATTAAGAGCAAAAGGATTAGCAAGAGCAATGGCTAATACTAAGCAGGTTAAAGCTGCAGATGTGTTTAATAATGGTTTTAATTCATCCTTTACAGGTGGTGATGGTCAGCAGTTATTTTCTGCTTCACATCCTACAATAGGTGATGGTAACCAATCAAATACTTTAGGTGCAACTGACTTGTCAGAAGCTTCTTTAGAATCTTCATTGATTACTATTTCTAAGGCAAAGGATGATAGAGGTATATTGATAGGTCTTCAGACTCAATCATTGCATATACCTTCAGACTTGGCATTTACTGCAGACCAAATTCTGAATAGTACAATGTCAACAACTATTGGGGTTAATCCAACTACTGCTGCAAATGGTGCAACAAATGTTAACGACATTAACTCAATCAGAAATCAGGGCATGGTTCCGGATGGATTTTTTGTAAATAGAAGATTTACTGATACTAATGCATGGTTCTTAAAAACTGATTGTCCTAATGGAGCTAAAATGTTTGTACGTTCACCATTACAGACAAAGATGGAGCCAGACTTTGATACAGGTAATGTAAGATTTAAAGCTAGAGAAAGATATAGCTTTGGATTTTCCGACTGGAGAAGTTACTATGGAGCTTCAGGTTCATCCTAATAGATGACTGAAACTTAATAACTTTTAAAAAAGGGAGGGATAGCCTTTGCATCCTTCCCTATTTTTTTGTATAATAAATATATTAAGGAGAATTATATGTCAACAAATATAAGAACAGGAGCAGTTACAGGTAGTGGAGCAGTATTAGATACTCTTTCAAGTGTAACTGTTGCAGATACAAGAATAAGAAGTATTTACT